CACCCTCGGTCCGCAACCCGCCGGGTCTGGATTCGGAGCAGGGGGGTTCGGCAGCGGAGGCTTTGGCCTTGGTTCTGGTTCGTCGGCAACGGGCGGGACGCCAATAACAGCAATAGACTGGTCGCAGGATAACTGGGGCGAGATTCTTCTCGCCTGCCCGGAAGACGGACCAATTTATTCTTGGTCGCCGGAATCAGGATTCTTCAACGCGCAGGTTGTTTATCAAGCGCCATTCTTCAATGGCGGCATCTTCATATCTCAACCGCAGCAGATCTTGGTTTCTTGGCGCTCCGTCCAAAGTACGGGAGTGCAGGATCAGCTTGTTGTGCGGTGGAGCGATGCGGGGGATTACACCAATTGGGCTGTGTCCAATCAGACCGCAGCGGGCTCTTTTCATATTCCAACGGGGTCTCACATTGTTGGCGGGATGCAATGCCCTACCTTCGGATTGATATCAACTGACGTTGATGTGTGGGTCATGCAGTATGTTGGCGGCGATGTGATCTTTAACTTCACTCGCGTCGGCACTGGATGTGGTTGGATTGGCCAGCATGCCTGTAACGTCCTTGGCGGAGTACCATATTGGTGCGGGCTTAATAACTTTTTTACACTGGGACAAGGCGGTGTTGTTCCTATCCCGTGTTCGGTGTGGGATCTTATTTTTCAGAACATGAGTTCTGTCAATCAAACAAAAACCTTATGTGCCACCAATAGCTCTTTCAGCGAGGTAGCTTGGTTCTATCCATCGTTGCTTAGCAACGGAGAAAATGATTCTTACGTCAAGGTTCATATCGAAGGTCAGGAGTTTGAGTGGGACTATGGCTCGCTGAGACGAACAGCATGGATTGATATTTCAGTCTTTGGCCAGCCTATCGGGGTTGATAGCGGTGGGTTCATTTATCAGCATGAGACCGGAAATTCCATTATCGGCGCGTCATTGCCTAACTTCACGACCGGCTGGTGGGCGATATCAGACGGCAATGAACTGTCGTTTGTTGATTTTATCATGCCTGATTTTCAGTGGGGAACACGCGCTGGACTACAGGATGCCCAGATCAATCTGACTTTCTTTAGCGCGGATTATCCGGGCGATACGCCTAAGGTCTACGGACCCTACACGGTAACAAACGCAACCGAGTTTATTAATACGCGGATTCGCGGTCGGCTCATGTCGGTTCAGGTTCAGTCAAACAATTCTGAATTCTTCCGCTTGGGCAAAATCAGATTCCGTTATGCAACATCGGGGCGCAGATAATGGCGACTTCACCAGATATGATCCTGACGGTGCTTCAGAATGGTGTCACCGCGATCAATAATCTAACGAATCGTATAGATCCAAACCCGGTTGGGGCATGGCAGCAATATGTGCCAAGCGTGGGGCCATCCGTAGGATCATTTGGATCAGCCAGCGGCGTTGGTCGTTTTAAGCAGGTTGGTTCAATAGTCTGCATACAGGTGACAATAACGATTACGACAAACGGAACTGGTGCAAGTGCCGTAACATGCAGCCTGCCGGTCCCTCCTGTTGCTGGTGTCAATTATTGTATTTGCGGCAGAGAAAATGCAGTTACCGGGAAGATGTTGGAAGGTATTACCTCTGGAGGAATTTTAGTAATCTTTAACTACGACAACAGTTATCCCGGCGGAAACGGATTTAATTTAGGGCTGAGCGGCATCTACGAAGCGGCATAAACGAGTTGGCAGATAACACTAGGGACTTAAAACAATGGTAACCTTCACCACCGCTAGACAACTTCAGTTGCTCGCCAACGGCGAGGATGTTGGCACATGGGATGTGCCTGAAAACAGCAACTGGTCTGTTGTCGATGCCGCCCTCGGACAACAGGCCACAATTACCTGCGCCGGAGCCAACATCACGTTATCTCCGTCGCAGTATCAGTGCAACTTTATTGTCTTTGTTGGCAATCTGACGGCGAACATTGTAATTTCTTTCCCATCATCATTCCGAGGGCCATACACTGTTTATAATATTTGCAGCAATAGCATTGCATTTCAAATCCAATTAAGTTGTGGTGCTGGTCCTGTCATAGCCGCCCCTCCGGGTCAGGTCGTTGATGTGATCAACAACGGCGGTGGTTTCTTTTACCGTAATCTTGAACCAATAGGAACGTATGTAGACATTGCGGGGTTTAGTACACCTGCATGGATCAATTTTTGTACCGTCCCGCCATATCTGTTTTGTGATGGGAGTGCATTTTCAGCGGGAACATACCCGGTTCTTGCGACAATGATTGGCGGTACAACGCTGCCAGATGCTCGCGGCAGGTCGCGGTATGCCTTAGACTTCGGCACTGGGCGCACAACAGGCGTTATACCAAATAGCCTGTTTCAGGGTGGTGGTGATCAGTGGCTTCAAATACACTCACACCCCGTAAATATTGTATCCAATATTGAAAACCAAGCCCATAATCACAATTTTTCGACATTTGCTATAATTGGATTTGCGCCCGGCTCCGGCGGTCTGGGTGGCCTCGTCGGACCGACAACACAAGTGACCGGCAATGAAAACCAAAACCACACCCATAATATCAATGGTAATACAGACAATAATGGTGTTGGCACCCAGCAAAACATGCCGCCTCTCTATAACGGCGGTATCACGATGATAAGAGCTGGTTGATGCGCGACCCCATCGCATCAGCACTACGGACAGCCAAGGGTTATGGCAGGCGCTATGCCGAAGGCGGTGACGTTGATCCCGAGGCTCTGGCTTTTGAGCCGGGCGAATCATGGACCCCACCTCCTGAGCCACTAGAGGCTGGGTATCCAGAACCGCCAGCATCAAACAAAATCAGAGAAAACGTCGCCAACTTTGTAAAGCAATCACGTGGCGCTCCGCCGCCTATACCAGCGCCAGCACAAGGTCAGAGCCTGACTGAGTATCATCCAACGGCAGCCGAGAAGATGGGTGCCTTCTTTGCTGGTGAACACGGCGAGCATAGCCATCTCGCTGACGTTGCCATTGGTAACAGAGGGCTAGGTTCTCCCGGCGGGGTCTTAGGCTATTCGCCAATTCTTGGGCAGATGCTTCAGGCTCAAGAGGGAGTCCAACACGGCGATATAACTGAAGCCGGTCTTGCTATCGCGCCAGCCGCTAAGGGTCCAAAGCCTCCGCCATCGGCAATGGGTCGCGTTCTGTTTGACCTCTCTCCCAATCAGGTTAAGGGAGCAACCCCTTTGGGTGGTTCACTAGGAACGAGCAAAGGCAGCGTCTTTACCGGCTTTGCCGATGGCATTGATCGTTATGTCAAAGAAGCCAAGAGCCTTAATCATGCCAAGCAGGAGGTGCTCACCAGCAAACTCTATGAGGCCGTTGGTGTCCCTGTTGCCAAGAATGAATTGACGCAGCTTAATGGCAAGCCAGCGGTCTCCAGCCATCTGGTTTCGGGTGATCAGCTCAGCCACATTGATCCTTCTCAGTACGAACACATCGGCGGCCTTGAAGAACACATGCCAGCCGACGCATGGCTTGCCAACGGCGATGTGATCGGTGCTGGAATCGAGAATCCTAAGGGCAACATCCTTGTCTCTCACGGTGAACGCGGCAAGCCAGAGGCAACTCGCATCGACTTCGGAGGAGCCCTTGGCTACAGCGGATTAGGTACGCCCAAGCCGGAGCACCTCTTTGGCAATTCTGTCGCTCCTTATCTTAAGGGCCTGAGGGACGAGAGCATCAATCCAACGGCGGCTGAAGCATTCCACTCTCATGTTATTGGGCCAGAAAATGAAACAGCCCAACGCATTGCCGCGCTTCCCGATCAGGTCATTAGGGATAATGTTGACCGCTATGGACCAACAGACGCCAAGGCCAAGAAACAACTGGCTGACAAGATCATTGCTCGCCGCGATGATATCGCCAAGCAATATGGGATTGAAAGCAAGCCGCAGCTATCCGTGATCGAAGGTGGCAAGCCTGATGTTCCTGTTATTGGCAAGAAGGGCGCAACCACCGGCCTACCAGCATCACCCAAGTCAATTGCTGATGCGATGATGAAGAGCTACGGCGAGAGCGCCGATCCGGCCCACGACATGTCGGAAGTCATATGGAAGCTGGCTGAGAAGCACGGGCACCAATCCGCCGACTCTGTTGTGAAGCAACTGCCGCAGCACCTGTGGGCTGACATTGATGATAACCTATCAGCCAAGGCTCACTATGCTGGATACAATCCTTGGCCAGAGGCCCGGCAGATAAAGCCGCAGGCCCCACAATCACCTCTGCCTCCAACGAAGATCCCAACACTGATGGAGATCAATAAGAAGCATGATCTGGCGCAGGTCATTCATTCGATCAAGAAGCAAGAGATGCCTGTGCTTGGAGATAAGGCTGTTACTCCAAAGCAGATGAGCAATATCGCTGACATTCTTTTGAGCAAGAAGCCTAAGCAAATTGCTGAGACGATGATGGACGCCCAGCTAACATCTAAGCAGGCCGACAATGTTCTGTCTTGGCTCAATCCGTTTGTAAAGAAACAGGTTGACGACCACTATGATTCTCTCCTCGGCGGCGGCCTTAAGCCAGAAGAGATGTTTGAGAAAACATTCAAGCAGGGCATCAATGCGAATAAGCCCCACTGGTTTGGTAAGTTTCAGGAGGGCTATCAGAAGTTTTATCAGTCTCTAAAGAACTTCTATACATTGCCGGGAAAGAGTGCGGCCAAGCGTGAGGCTGATCGTATTGCTGGTGGCTTTACGACGCCCGCTTACAGCGGCATCCGGCCAGAGCATGGCAACGTCGATCCATTCCATGAGAGCAGCCAATTCCACTCTAATATGTTGGACGTTGCTCACGCCTATTCCGTCTATAAGAATGAGGCCGTTCACAACAAATGGTGGGACGTTAATCATCCCAGCGTCCTCAGCGAATACGAGCATGCTGCCATTCAGCCGCTGTGGCTAGACACGCGGGATTACGTCAAGGTTGATGCCGAAGGCCATTCATTCCAAACCGGAAATGATAGGGCGTGGGATGCTCGCAAGGCTTACTTCGATAAGACCGGCAAAGAAGCCAAGGGGGCGATCATCGAGAACGTCCATGACATGCCTATGGGCGGCTATCAGGGTGGCTACCAACACCCAAGCGGTAATCCGTTTACCGTTTATCAATCATGGGATCCAAGTACCCGTCGATCCAAATGGGCTCGCTTTGACAAGAGCAAGTTTGGTCAAACTGGACTTCATCTAAGCCTTGCTGGCGGGATGATTGGCGGCATGGGTCTCGCTGGCACTCGCGGCAATGGCGTGCTGATAGACAAGAACCAGCCATCGGAGGGCTTTGCATCCGGCGGCAGCGTCAAGGTGCCGAAAGCGTCAGTCAATTACTCCAAGGGGATGCAGGAGCGCCATTGTGGCATCTGCACATTCTATCGTGACAAGACCTGTAGTAAGGTGCAGGGACCGATTGATTGGTCCATGTGGTGTAAACTCTACAAGGCAAAGGAATAGCCATGCCACTCCGCCCCGGATCAGGTAAGGAAGTCGTGTCGCAGAACATCAGCGAATTCCATACCGGCAAGACCTACGCCCACACGGCAGCCAAGTTCGGCAAGGAGAAAGCCAATAAGCAGGCTATCGCGGTAGCCCTCAGTAATGCCCGCAAGTACGCCTCCGGCGGCATGATGAACATGGAAAACATGGTGATGAGGGGCTCGTCCATGAAGCTTGGCCGGGAGGGCATGATCAACTCCTCCATTCCGGGCCGCACCGACAAGCTGCCGATGAAGGTCCAGTCCGGTAGCTACATCCTTCCCGCCGATATCCCGAGCGCCTTAGGCCAAGGCAATACGATGGCCGGTGGCGAGATCCTCAAGAAGATGTTCTCCAGTGGGCCTTATGGCATGGCTCCAATGAAAGGTAGTGGCAGGGGAACCTCCGGCCCCAAATTGAACCTGAGGCCGGGGAAGCCACCCAAAGGATACTTTGCCGAGGGCGGTGAGGCCGAAGGGGGCGACGACCACGTTCCGATCATTGCCGCTGGCGGCGAATACATCATTCACCCCGATGTGGTGAAGGACATTGGCCACGGAGAAACTAAAAAGGGACATCAAGTTTTAGATGCATTTGTTCTTAAAGTGAGACGGGAGCATATTTCTACTCTTAGAAAACTACCACCGCCTAAAAAATGATAACATATCAGAGACTTATTGAGCTGTTGGAATATGACCCGGAGAGCGGTCTTTTTCGCTGGCGGATAGCAAGAGGTTGCCAACCAGCCAACGCTATTGCCGGGTACCGGCGCAAAGGCGGTTACATAATGATAAGAGTTGGCGGTCCCGTACCGCAATACGCTCACCGCCTTGCTTTCCTTTACATGACTAGGCGGTGGCCTAAAGAAGTAGATCATCGCGATCTCGATAGGTCGAATAATCAATGGAGCAATCTGAGAGAAGCTAAGTCTCACTCAGCTAATCTTGCTAATCAGCGCGGTAAGGGTCCTTATCCTAAGGGAGTTTGTAAAACACCAGCAGGACGTTTTGCAGCGCGGCTGATGAATATGGGCAAAAATCATTATCTTGGTACATTTGATAATCCAGAAGAGGCTCATGCCGCTTATGCCGCCAAGGCCCAAGAACTACACGGCGAATTTGCGAGGACGGCATGACCAGTCCATCTGTCGTCAGACTTGCTACATCGGCTGACCATCAAGAGCTGTGGAGACTATTTCTTCAGGCTCATCATGAAAACTCTCTGTTCCCGCTGGCACCCGATAAGGTCCAATGGATGATGGGCCGCGCCCTGCAACCGGAAACGATCCCTATTGGAGACACCGGCCCGCGAGGAATCATCGGCGTGGTCGGCAGAACAGGATCGCTGGAGGCTATGGTTTTTCTTCTTATCGGCCAGTTCTGGTACAGCACCCATCATCATATTGAAGAGCTGCTTGTATTTGTAGACCCGGAACACCGTAAGTCCAAACATGCCCAAGCTATTATTGAATGGATGAAAGAACAGGTCGAGAAGACCGGCCTGCCATTGATGACCGGAATTATGTCCACCCATAGAACAGAAGCAAAAGTTCGTTTATATTCGCGGATGCTACCAAAAGTGGGGGCATTTTTCTTTCTAACCCCTAAGGGCAGTAGCCTGCCACCGGCTCTTGTTGCAGCGAGTTCATAAGAACAAAGAGTGAACGGATAGGCTATGGGCTCCAAGGGCAATCAAACTCAGCAACAGACTAGCCAAAATCAGACCTATACGCCTGATCCGAGGATTCAGCAGGCTGGCTATCAGGCACTCGGTATGGCGCAAAATGCCGCCAGCCAGCCGTTTCAGATGCCGGTTGCCCCTGTCGCTGGACTTAATGCATTTCAGAATCAAGCGTTCGGTCAGATCCAAAACATGCAAGGCATGTCTCAGCCATATTTTAATGAGGGCCAAAACTACCTTGAGCAGAGCGCACAAGGCCCAACGGCCAATGACATAAATAGTTTCTACAACCCGATGGCGCAGAACGTGACCAACCAGATGCAAAACATCTTTGGTCAACAGCAAAGCCAAGCCACGCGGTCTGCCGTAGGGGCAGCAGGCGGTATTGGCGCTGATCGTATCGCGGTGGCCCAAGGCAACCTCGCCAACCAGCAGGGCCTCGCCGCTGGCCAAACCTATGCCGGTCTCTATCAGCAAGCTCTACAGGCCGCTCAACAGCAGAAACAGATGCAAGCTGGCGCTGGTTATGGCATTGCCCAGATGGGACCGGCAGCCCAAGCAGCGGCCCTACAGGGCACCCAAGCTCTCGCTGGCGCTGGCAACCAGCAGCAGGCACAAACACAAGCCGAGCTTAATGCTCCTTACCAGAACCAGCTTGCTAGGATCGCCTATCCGTTCCAGACCGCACAATTCATGGCTGGCATTACAGGCGGCCTAGCCCCTGCGATGGGCGGAACAACAACAGGATCTGGGGCCTCAACAACAACATATCCAACACCGAGCCCACTTAGTCAGGGACTTGGTATTGGAGCCGCTGGCCTTGGCTTGGCTGGCTCACTCGGGGCCTTCGGTGGCGGCAACCCCAGCACGGCT